GGTATACCAAGAGGCAAAGAATTTAGCAAGCACGATTACTACGAACGAATTAACAATTGATGATATGAAAGCAATTTTACCCTCTCTGAAAGTAATAATCCAAGTGATAGGATACACTTTGATGACCTGCGCTATCGTGATTCTTTACTTCGCCTTATTTGCCTATTGCGATAACTATTTACGATGAGTTGCACTTTTGATATATCCCCACAGGCCATACTCGAAGCAAAGATGAAAGCCCTCGAAGCTCAATTCATCCTGCCTCTTTACAATCCCGCCGCTTACGCCCTGAAGCGACAAACGGAAATAGCACTGGGAGAAATTTACAGAGAAATAATGAAAAATAAAACCCTATGAAAGAAGAAATTGAAGACCTTAAACCAAATTACGTACTGCTTGCAGTAGTCCTGTTAGGTGTAGCCTTTGCCTTATTAATTTTAAAAATGATATTATAAAACAAGAAGATTTCGATTGGCAGGGTAAACGCCATGATCAGGTACAGAGCAGCGCAAAGATCCTTGCTACGGCCTATGTATTCGGTGGTGCCTTATTTGTGTTGTGGCTTTTGCTTAAATGGATATTAACCCTGTGCCTTTAAAGTCTCAATACCCAGTTACCACTCCGCAAGGATCGGGTCACGCTAAAAGCAAAACCGCTTTAATTAACGGCAAATTGATCATTTACCTGGATTCCGGTAAAACGATTTACTGCCATAGTGATAATCTTAAATTTATAAAATAATAGAAGAACTTAAATACTTTTTGATGGGGTCAGGAGTTATGCTATGGATAGTTATTATCTATATCGGGATTCAAGAAATGTTAATTAAAATCCTTGAATCCAAAATAGGTAACAGAATTTTAACGGTCTTGTTCCTTCCTGCTCTCTTATGGATGCCCCTTGACAAACTTAGCTTACTGCATGAAAACATGAAATATGTTGGCTCAATTGGCCGTGACTATAACACTTGGAAATATAAATTTATAATGTTTGTGTGTAAAAAAAGATTGAAACTATGAAACCAAAGAACTTGAAATTGATTGCTCTATTACGTTTATTTGCTACTTTTTTTTATTTGCCCATCCTGCTCATTGGATTTATTCTTTACTTCATCTCGAAATCTATCGGCATATTAGCCCATATACTGCTGTTCAGATTATCGACAGCAAATAACCAAATAAAATATTTTTGGCGAATACAGGGTTAAATGTTGCATTTATTAAATATATACGTTATATTAGGCGCAAAAATTGAAACATGACAGATACACCAAATAAGAAGCAGATCCACAAGCTCTATCATGTGGAGCTTTTGGAGAACCCGAATAAAAAGAAACATCATTATTTTGGTTCGCAGGCTGCGATATATGAAGCGTTCAGCGTGGATGATATCGGTATAACCTTAGATTACCTTAGGAGCACCTTTGACCTGTCCGCTGGGCCATATATAGGTAAGAAGTGTATCATCCGAATAGGAGAAGTAAAACGTAAACATACTTTAAGAGGGAGGAAAATATGATTGGATTTTTATAGTGAGTCTCGAAGCTCCTGGAATGGATACCCTATTAGTTAAAAAGCAGTAAAAATATATTTGCTTTTTGCATTATTCTTCATTATATTTGTGGCGTGTGATGTAAGAATCGAGAGAATCTTCTGAACGCAAAGATCCTGGAGGAAACTCCTTGGGCACTACAGGCTTCCTGTCGTGCAAAAAGGGCGAAAGCCCTTTTTTTATTTAAGCAACTTGTAAATAACTTTCGAGAAAACTGCATTTCTATCCAGATTAAGAAACTGCTTTTTATAAAATAGCATTACAGATTTTACATTCTTCCCTGCGATAAGTCCACTTCTCAGTCCGTCGATTAAATCATTTATACTTATTTCAGAATTAATATCAAGTACAATATGCTCCGCTTGCTTGCTTCCTGATTCAATTGATTTGAATATTGAATTTTTAGTTGGTTCAAAATTAGCCTTTAAGTCAGCTCTAATAAGATATTTATCCTTGTAAATTACAAAGACATCGAATTTTTTATCTTTTGTTTTAAACATACCTTTTGGTGCGAATATCACATCGTAATTAACATCTGTTAATTTTTTGGCTGTAACAAATTCATGCATAAGTATTTTGGTTGGTTTATGTTTAAATATTTGGGTTCCAAAATCCTTATTTATATAATCTGAAATTAAATCTTTGTCCTCTTTTAATTCGTTGATCAACCGACTTCTTATACCTTTTTGTCCTGCCTCTATGATTGAATTAATAATCGATATAAATCCAGTTACGTCTGAATATAGTACTCCTGAGGCTTTGTAGTCGAATCTCATTGTAATATTTTTGGCGAATTTAAAACCTTTTTCAATATTGCCATTCTTGAAATTATCCTTTATAAAATAGGGCTGATCCTTCCACGCCTTAGATCGTTCAGCGTTTGCCCCTATCCAGCTGCTAAAACCTTCGGGTACCTGGTCAACATTCTTAACGGATTTCAGAAATTCATCATTGGTACCGTCCAATATTGAATTCTGATATTTTCCGAATTCGTCCATTCCCATTGTGACAGCAATAGCATGACATAAACACAAAGGGTGCCAGCCAGTGAATATAAACCCTTTTGGATATTCTCCCTGTAACGTATCACAAATGTCAAGCATTGGATGTTCATGAGATAATTTAACCTCAAATCCTTTAACAAAGCCTAATTGGTTCCACCTCGTATGATCTGCCATTCGATAGGCCATATTCGTCTCAGTTACGGCCAACCGTCGGGCATTCTTGAACGCGGAACGATAAACCCCTTGTCCGGGATGGTACAGTTTTGCAGCTTTTGACCACTCCAATTCTCCTACATCATTTCGAACACGTCTAAACAGGCTTTCAGGGTCTTTTAAGTACTGTCTGATCCTTTGTGATACAATGGCAGCACTGTCGCCGTTTAACAGCCCGTATCCTACCTGTACTTCAAGCTCAGACTGCAATTGAGATGATATTGCCCACACACGATCAGACAGATTAATTCCATTGACTTCGCGTTCGTTGAATGCTTTTAAAGCCGACTCATTGCGATTTGTCCAATCAGGATTTTTCTTGATGTTTGAAAAATTCTTTACAAAACTATTGACCAGAGCATCATTCTTGTTATTGGATAAAGCCCATTCTGTAATGTTTCCCCCGGCAATGATCTGAACAACGTTACTCTGAAGATCGTTTATAATTGCCTTTATTTGCTTGGCTAAAACCTGATTGTCTCCAAATGCAAATGACTTGGAGAACTTGGCAGAGGGATTCTCAACCATTGTCGCCGCTCTTTGCCCAGCTTGGATAAAAGCGGCTTCAAGCTTTTTGGAATAAGCTACTAAATTGTCAATATGTTTTTGGTCGTAGGTCACTCGTAAACTATCTCTTTGCCTTTATGGTAGTATTGTTCAGTTTGTTGCAATAAGTCAATAACCATAGGATAGATATAATTTCTCAACCTGCTTGCAAGATCGGATTGGCGGTTATCTATCAAAAGGAATTCTGTTACCAGGTCATCAACGTTCATCTTATCCAATGCCAACAGACAGGAAAAAGCATCACTTTTAAATTCGCTTTTCTCAGCGACATCAAGAATCATTTGTCTTCTGCCGAATTCTGCCTGAGTCTTTCCTGTTAATAACTCTCTGAACTTCTTTGAGGTTAATAGTTCCTCAAGGCTTTTAGGTTTGCTCATGGCTGATTACATTACACTATTTGAAATTGATCCTACCGATTCATCTTTGAGTCGCTGTAATTCCACATCAGAATCAGAGACAAGTGGATTATTTCTAACCCCTGTTTCCTTCGACATTACCCCAGCTGAGACAGCAACCGATATCGCGTCAATCTCTGCTTTCTCATCAAGCGGAAGGAAGGGAGTAAACACCGGGACCAAGGTTATTATTTTAGCGATTGCCCCAAATTTCAAATCAATCACTTTTGAAATTATCTCAATTAGCAGATTAGTTCTGCGTTGTATTCCTTCTCCAAAAAGTCCCTCTTTGGTTCTTGCCTTCATATGGGCATCAAGAAACAGCAGCTTAAGTGCTATTCCGCTTGCCCTTCCAAGTCCTTTCATTTGGGCAAATGAGATATCCGGAGTCTGTGACATCGAGTAGATGTTTTCCTTCAGCATTTCCCATTCGAGCTTCGTTGCTTCAGGGGCGTTATTACTTTCGAGATACTTAACGTCACCATCACCGGAAACCACCAATACTTTTCCCTGTTCGCCTTTACTGGCAAAGCCTTCCAGTTGTCCTTTTACGACAGTAATTGGGGCTCCGGAATAGTCGTTACTGTCTGCCCTGTTTGATACGCTTGTCTCAAATCGTTCGATCATTGACTGCACACGATACCACTCTGGATACTCCTGCCTGTAATAGACAATTGGAATTTTACCAAATGGATTAGGTAGGATTGATTCAATCGTATTGCTCATAACAAGATACTTGATAGTAAGATCAGCCGTGTAAAGGTCGAATCTTTGTTCTACCTGTGTTCCGTTGAGTAATCGGTATTCCCGGCCAAAAGCAATAAGATCCCCCGACAAATCGAAATAAGGATAAAGAATATCTCCAAGTGATTGGGCAAGTAGCTTAACTTTTGGTTTAAATACGCCTTTCGAAAGTTCCCCCCAATAATCATCATTGGCATCAACCAGGTACCAGAGCTCTGCAACTTCACACTCAGAAAACAGTTTTCTTGCAATGTCCTTATTGCGGTAATCCAGTTTGTTTTTTGTCCAGATCTTTTCTACCATGTCAACAAGCGCCTGCTGCTGATCACTGCCGTCTCCACCTTCGGCTTCAAGGACAATGGGATTACCAAGCAAAAAACCAATTGATCTTTCTACAATGATTTCCTGATAGGGTAACGCTATTCTTGCAACTTCTTCCTGTCTTGTCTCATAAAGATCTTTTCCGTTTGCATCTTTTGCCCCGCTTGCTTTTTGAATCATCTTCTTTGGCCGGATTGATTCGTCAAATACATCATGCTTAACCGGATCGAATTGATTGATACAAGTTTCGGCGTCAACTTTAAGCGGTGGTTTATTCCGCATTAATTCTGATTTGATCTCAAGTACGGTGGGAAGTGCTATTAATTGTTCTGCTGTTAACATATCATTAGTTTTTAAAACATTGCTGCTATTTGGTTTATATCAAGGTATTTCTTGTTTCTCCCAAGTACTTCGGATAAGATCACATAACGTGTTGCGTCAATTGCGTGGTTATAAGTGTCTATTGGTTCATTCAGGTATTTACCCTCTTTGTCCTGTGCATAGACATAATTATCAAGCTCTTTCTTGAGGTTGGTTGATCGTTTTGTAATCTTGATCTTATATTCTTTCATCTTGGTAAGCCCTGCCTTTATTGATCCTGCCCCTTTCTCAACGGCATGGATGTTTACGCCAGCGTTGTAGATTTCGTCTATCAACCTGGGATCTGCACTTTCGGAAATGATTTTTTCATTCGAACATTCATCTTTCAGAACTTTGATGATATCGTTTGTCAACATTCGAGTCCGGTAACAAAGCTCATCCAGATAAAGGATATCCTCAAAAATGTAAACCGCAACTATGGCGGTGGGATCTGAACTGTATCCTAAATCCTGACCAATACGCTTCCAATGCACGTGAAATGGAATACTCTCTACAATTTCGTAGCTGTCGAAAATACGCCCCTCAATGACCGCACGCTGGCCAAGGCCATAAACCGTCCAAAGCGATTTGTTTTTATCCCGGAGCTTTTCAATATCATCGATGATCTTCTGTTCTAAGAAGGGATTGTCCTTGTAAGTCGAAATGAAATGATAAGTATCTTTATCCTGGTTCTCCGTTTCGATCCAGTGATCTTCTGAGAATGAGGGGTTATAATCGATAATTGAAAACTGGGTAGTTCTCATTTTCAATTGCTGCCATTCGAGAAGCGTTATTTCATTGGCCTCATTGACAAACAGGATGTGCCTCTTACGCCCTCTGATCTTTTGCTCGTTGTCAGTTGAAAAGAATTCAACCCAAGATCCGTTTGGAAATTTATAGATTAGTTCGGTTTTATTGAAATCCTTATCCTGCCA